GAAAAAGACCAGAGGATTGATAAAGCTGAACAATACCATCAACAGCAAGCTTGTAAGCATCCCACCCAACTTCACTTGCGGTTTCGACATCACCGTAATCAAAGCTCTCAACTCCGAACGTGCCCGAATCCCTGTCCACCTCACGAGCAATGGGAGGAGCGATTTCTGGCGTTGTAGTAAAGCCACGACTGTCTAAATAGCGATAGGAACAGGAAGCAGTGGGGGCAATGGCAAATGCACGCTCCATGCCAGCAGCACGAGCAATTTCAGAAGCACTATTAATGCCCTTAGACAAAGCATAAGCAGCTCGTCCTGCTAAAGTGCGGCTCCAATTAAGACTCCATTCTGCATTGTCTTCAGCATTAAAGGCTTTCAATGCCTGGCCAAATTCAGCGTAGGAAATATCTTGAATGGCAAGAAAATTAGCCAAACCAAGCACGCCCAGCCCCACTTGTTTGTCAATGGAGGGAGGAAGGTATTCGCCAGTGTCGCCTACGCCAGTAGAAGCATGCAGCTCACACAGTTGCTCCATGCCAGTGATAAATGCCCCTTCGATGTCATCAATAGAACAGGCGCCAAGATTGACATGCTGAAGGAGACAAGTGCCACGATGTGGAAGATACACTTCCAAGCAGACATTCGCGCGAATGCGTTCGCCCTTCGCATTGAAACGAATCTTGTTCAGCCAGATGTCGCCAGCACTAATTCCCTGCAGCAAAGCTGAAATGAATTCAGGGGACGATGCGGAAAGAAAATTCTCGTCCACATTGACGCAACGCTTCACCCAGGGCAGTTCGCTACGAGAAGCCTTTACAAATTCCAAAGCATCAGGATGCGTATAGTCTAAATGAAGCACTACAGCCCCATTTTTATAAACACCGCCACGACGAAGGATTTCATTCAGCGTGGAATAGATCTTGCCGAAGCTAATAGGACCACTAGCCACCAAGCCTTTTTCGTTCTCACTGCCTTTGCCCCGCAGATTAGACAAATGCACTGCAACGCCAGCACCATTCCTCAGACCGTGGCTGACGAAGCGCCAAGAGGCTTCAATGCCATTCTCGCCCTCCATTGAATCATCCACATTGAACACCGTGCAGGACACTGGCAGGCGCCCATCAGGAGCCTCCATCCAGCTCTGTACGCGACCAGTGCGAGCAATCGCCTCGCACTTTGCATTTTCTTTCAGCTTCATGAGACAACAAAGCCCGCCATCGGGCGGGCAGCTTCAACAAAACCAAGCTTAGCTAGTCACACAGGCCTTCCTCGTCCCCATTGGTTAGCAAATCCTTAATAAAAAGCTTCGCCTCGTTCGTGCTCTTGAAATAGTGGGGCCTGCCATCGATGGCACTGAACCATTGGAATTCTGGCTTACTAAAGCAAGGCCAAAGTTTATAGGGACCAATGCTAAATGGCTGACGATCTGGCAGTCCAAACATAACATTAGCGCTGTTTTACTAACGCTAGTTCAATGCGAAGAAAAGGCTCGTAGTTGTTAATACAAAATACCAAATTAACGAAGCTTTAAGCTTCTGGTCTTCATCGGACGCGACTGGGAATGTTCAGCCTCGACATTATCCAACTCTAAATTGCCCATCTCTGTCACCTTGAAGGATTTATTATCTCGCTTTTCGATCAATCCTTCGTCCGCTAAATCCATGAGTTGGTTGTAAATAGTCTTCGCCTTGTAAATACCAGTGTTTGCATCATGAGTGATAACTGCATTGGAAGTGGCAAAGAAATCGCACGCATCCAAGTCATTAATAGCCCAAAGCGTGTACAGGCGAGCAGTTTTAACAAAACGAGGAAGACGCTTTTCTTTTTGCATGGCATCCAGCAATGCACTCGTATCGGGCCTCATTGGCATCCACTTGATGTCATCTTCTGTGCCGTTGCCAAACTTTGTTTTTGCTTCCAGCGTTTGACAGATGGCCTCCTCTTGTAAGTATTTCTTTAGCGATGGGGAAAGACGAAACCACTCCCGCTTATCCCTGCATGCCGCAAATTTTTCATGAAGATCTTTTTCATCATCAATGTTACCCTCGAAGATTTTCAACACCACCAGTGTGTCGGGAGAGGAAGTGAGAAACGATGCAAAGCGATCACGCGGCGAGGAGGAGAATCCAATTTTGACCATCCACGGCGTTGACGCCCATTGCACGAAATACACCCAACCGCTGCTTTTGCGCTTTAAGGGCTTGGCCTGTACCACGAAAAAATCCTCAACTCCCCTTACTATAACAGGGCAGGGACAAGAGGGACAAAAAAGCTCTTTGCAGCTTGTGTTACGATTACCGTAAGCGGAGCACCCGCTCAACTCTGCTAGCTAAGCGACGCTTTAAGCCTGCTCAGCTAGCTAGCCGCACCAGCGGCGATGAACAAAAAAAAGGCTAGACGAGCTGCGAAAGTCCAGACCAGCGGAGTCCCCAAAGGACGAAGCATCTAGACAAGCAGCGAATACAAAAAGCCAGTGCAAAACAAAAAGGCTGAACCAGTTCCTAAGTGATGGTTCGGGGATACTATGCCTCGCACGGGAAAAGAAGAAAAACCAGTTCAATGCGAAGGAATTATCAGGATTTTCAATAACAGGCTTTTATTGAGACGCTTAATATCTTGTTTCCACTCCGCCCTTTGGGGGCTTCGTTCGTCTTGAGGGAGGGGAACGCTTCAAGCGGCGCCTGCGGCTTGCTTTCAGCGTGTGGTGACTAGCTTTTTGCTCGCTAATATTGCGCTAGCAATCATTTCGCCATGCTCCCCCTGGAAAAGCAATGCTCTAAATGCAAGAAAGTATTACCAGTAACAATGTTCAGTAAGGACGCACGCCTAGAAAATGGGCTTCGTGCTTATTGTCGATCCTGCCAAGCCCAATCAGCCGCTAAGTGGTACGAAAATGGTGGCCAAGAAAAGAGGCAGTCTTACGTGAAGTCCAATCCGATTCTTCGTATTACATCGAATATGATAGACCATGCCAGAAGAAGAGCAAGAAATAAAAATCTTCCGCTTGACATTGACCTTAATTATGTGCGTTTAATGGTGGGAGAAAATGCTGAATTTGCTTCCCATTGCCCCGTCTTTAACGTTCCTCTTGAATGGTCTTGCCAGCGTGGCAATGGCACGGGGGGTCTTCCTAACAGCCCCTCCATCGATCGCATTGACCCATCTCGTGGCTATGTAAAAGGAAATATCTGGGTGATTAGCCATCGCGCTAATACAATTAAAAACGATGCCTCTCACGATGAACTAAAGCTAGTGACAAAAGCCGTGGGAAAAGCTCTCGTTGATAGCCTGGATTTTTGAGCGGTAGGTATAAATACTGGGGGAATTCCTAGATGAAAATTGACGCCACATTTTGAAGGGGTATGCCCACACAACGCCAGCGTTATATAAGGGTTACTGCTCTGTAGCATAAGCCAGGCTTATGTTACAAAGTGTGACAATCGGTTGACTCTGGCCGTGCCACGCGATATAGTACACTCTGAGGCGAGAGATCGTCTCATCCATCGCACACTAGTTATGATCAGCGTCTCTGACATGTTCGCCGCTGAATTAGCCAAACTCGAGAGGCAACACCTTGAGAGCGAAGCTAGAACAAAGGCAACACTAGAGAGAATCAAGGCTACGATTAAGGAGCTAGAATCTCTCGAAATCCCCCTAGATTGACCTCCTCAAGCCAGCCTTAACGGGCTGGTTTTTTTGTATCACAGTGTTTAGCACGAGATGCTAAAGTATAAATTTAGCGCGAGATGCTAAATATTCCCTCCTGCTATCAACACGCCAGCAGCAGAACAGAACTACCCACAGAAAAGCCCGCCACCCTATCACAAAGGGAGGCAGGCTAGGAGAGGCTAGAGGAGGCGCAATTGTTCTAGCTTTTCTTTAGTTGGGAGGTGTCGGATATAGAGAAGCCAGAGAGAGGGAAGACGGAGGGAGCGAATAGAGAGCCAGCCCGAATCATGGGAGCGCCATGATCTGAGGCCAGAGAATAGGGGGAGAGAAGGAGGAGGAGAAGGGGAGATAAAGAGGAGGCGAGAGGGGGACAGTTGCAGGATCATTGCTCCTCTGTCTCGGCATAGTCTGCGAGGAAGGCTGCTACAAAGGAGCTCAATTCTCCTATGGTTTCGATGTAGCTCATCTGGCAATAATAGGAGAGGCGCTGTTCCATAGCCTGGGCCCAATGATGGGCCGTTGTGCTATCACAATTGAGCTCAGCGGTGATGATCGGCATGAGGAGGAGCTCAGAGGGGGATGCCATAGGAGAGGGGGAAGGAAGGGGAGGGGATACAATTCAGGCTGAAAGTTGCGCCTCTGCTTTCTTTCTAGCCGTGCCATGAGCTAGAAAGGCTATGGCAACTTTCTTCTGCCGCTTATGGCAGAGCATGCAATCATTACAGGTTACAGTGTCGCTACGTTGTGCAGGGCAGACTATTACAGTGTTGCCGCTTTCAGTTTTCCACGTTGTGCGGGTTTCGTTAGATTTTACAACCACAACGGCGGGCAGATCTGCGGAGATAGCATCATCAACCTGCCTCTCACTTTCGCAGCTCACGTTGATAGTGAAGCCTGCGCGGTTAGCCTTTCTGATCAGGGATAGATTCTCACCTAGTTTGAGGCTATGGTGTGTGTAAGTGTAGGCTCTAAGATGTTTCACGGATATGATCATCTTGCGGATGAAAGTTGCGGAGATCTTGCCTGCATTATGCGGAAGGTCGCCCCCTTGGTTGTGCCGAAACGCTGAACCGTCTGGCAGGGCTTCTAGGTTCCGCTGAAAAGTAGCAAAATCAGTGCCACGCTCACCGCTTGTAACTTTCAGCCAGTGTAGATTTAACGGACCTTGCTGCGCATAGCAACCATCACCTAGGAAGGGGCAGCCTGGGGCGCAAGTGGCTTTGGAACTCGTGCTAACTGCCATGGGGCCAGTTTTAGCGTTAGCACTTTTCACGGTAAGGTGAAAGAAAAGACTAGAAAGTTTCACAGGAGGAGAGCAGGAAAGTGAGAGGAAAGGGGGAGAAGGAGAGGGCCTCAGGAGAGGCGAGAGAAACGGCGAGGGAGTCTCTCTGTAGCGTCACAGAGGGAGGCCGCGCAGAGAGCCACAGAGCCAGCCGCTGCAACGGCACAGAGCATGAAAGGAACAGCCAGGGGAGCGGCCTCCTTAGGAGAGGAGGCCAGACTGATCCCCTTGCCATAGGAGGCAGCCCCTAGCCCGAAGCCCACTACGCCAGCGAACAGAGCAAAGGAGGGAGCGAGGAGGCGAACAGAGCGAAGCATGAGAAGCGAAGCGAGAGGAGAGGAGGCGATCTCTCGCCTCATGCCGTCAACAATACAGAGGAGAGGGGGAGAGAAGAGGCTCTCTGCTCTCATTGAAATATTTCGTTACAAAGGGGCCTCTGAGCAGAGCTCCTCTAAGTCAGACAGAAACGCCTCGATCGTGGCGCATGGGAGCCAGAGAGCCAGCTCCTCGAGGAGGAAGGGGAGGCCAGAGGCAGAGAGGCCAAGCTCCTCGGCTCGATCGAGGAGGAGGGCACGTTGATAAGAGGGGAGCATGAGAAGAGAAGCGAGAGGAGAGGAGGAGGCCTCCTGGGGGGAGGCCTGAGGAGGGAGCCTCAGAGAAGCCCGAGGCGAGAGGCTCTCTTCACCAGAGCAGAGCGGGAGGCCTTGGCCAGGGAGGAGGAGGCCTCCCCTGCCTCTGTCAGTGCCTCGATCAGCAGAGCGCGAGGAGAGGAGGAGGAGAGAGGCTCAGGCAGAGAGGAGGCGAGCCTCTCGAGAGCCGAGGCCAGGGAGCGAAGCAAGGGAGCCAGACGGCCTCTCTGCTGCCAGAGGCGAGAGGCGAGAGCATGGCAGAGAGCCAGAGAGAACAGCAGAGCCTCAAGGGAGGCAGAGGCGATCGCCTCCCATGGGAGAGAGGCGATTCTCTCTGCAGCATCGGACAGAGGAGGGAAGGAAGGGAAGCGAGGAGCGGGAGCCAGCATGAGAAGAGAAGCGAGAGAACAGAGGCCAGGAAGTCGCGGCCTCGATCGAGACAATAGAGAGAGGGCGGAGAGAGAACAGAGGGGGAGGAGAGAATTGTCACACTCTGAAACAATGCTCTTAGGAGCATAGAGGCATGGGAGGCCAGGCCTGCTAGTTGAGAGTGATTCTCAATTGCAACTAGCTTGTGCTTTTATGCGGCTGGGAGCATAGAGGCTCGGGAAGCTTGTTGCGACTGATTCTCAATTGCAGGAAGGCAGGCTTGATCATGATCCGTATCGTGATCGCCCCCTCTGATAATGATCCGTATCAGTATTTAGCCCCTGATATTGATCCGTATCATTAGCGACCCTGATATGGTTTCGTATCAGTAGCGATAGTACAAATGTACTAGAAAAGCGCCCTTTTAGCGTGTTTCTATATTACCGCATTCTTGCCAGTCCCAAATTCCATATACCGCGTTTCAGCCAGTCCCGAGCTTGATATACCGTGTTTGAGCAAGTGCCAATTACCGTTTTCTTACAAGTTTCTAGTCTTTCCAATAGGGAAAATTCCATCCAGAGTTTTCTTCCGCCGCCTTGATGGCGGCTTCTTCGTTGTCATACGGTCCACCCACGCCATCTCCATCGTCTTTGTGCCAATACCAGCCTTCAACAAGTTCTGTGCCCTTGCAGCAATCTTTTGAGAAAAAGTCAACAAGAATCATGATTGGGAAGATGGAAAGTTAAAGATATGCGTCCATATTTTCTGGTATTGTATCTTCATCGGGATAGACGTTGTATATGCCACAGCCAAATCCTTCTATTAACATTTCAGTGCCACATTTGATGCATTTATATTCAACAGGCTGCTCTTCTTCTGGGCTATTTTGATCAGCCATGCGCAATTCATTTAACACATAATCCGCGTGAACAGACGCTCCACATATCGGGCAGTAGGGATGTTCTACGTTCAGCAATCCAAGAAAAGACATGATTGATTAATTTTGCGTGGTTTACAGTGCCATTCCTATTGGAAGCGTTTCACTATCATGGCAAAGCCTTTCGGAAAACGCCCTCCTGCGCGTTGCAATACGTAGGAAGCCCCAGGCATGCACCAGCCTCCCTCTCCGTCAGGCTCGGGCTCTGCATCGTTCTCCCAGAAGCCTTTGCATTCATCCCCATCGAACACGGCAATGATGTCTTCACTGTCTTCCATGGCAAGCCTGCAATGGAAAAGAATGTCTTTGAGAGAACTGACTTGGTATTTCATGATTGTTTCAGGGAAATACGGGCCGTTGTCTTTATAGGTGCGAACAGTGATAGAAGAAGCCATTGCAGGAAAAACGGAAGTTAAATGTAGGAAAAGAAGGCCCCTTGCGGGGCCAGGCTAGCCTCAGTTGCCAATGCCGTAACGGGCTTCCTCAGTAATGTGGCGCCAGGTGATCGTGATGCTGCTCTCAGTGGAATAGTCGGCACCATGACGGAAAGAGCCTGTTAGGGCAATTTCTTCGCGAGCTGCAGCATTACGGATGATCTCCTCACCCAGTTCAGCGCCCAGGAGCCAGGAAATGCTCTCAGGGGAGCGTAGTTCCCAGACATTGCCGAAGCTGTCGCGAACGTCGGTCTTGGCAAGGATGTCGTTGATGCGAGACAGGCTCCATACCACGTTGCCACGGCTTTTCGCATAGTCTGCCCATTCGTCCTGCTTACGCTCGCAGATGTCTGTCCAGAACTCGCGAGGAGCCACGCGGCAGATAATGCGACCAGAGCGCACTGCATCGCGAACGGCCTCACGAGCGCCGTCTAGGCCAGTTTCCTCGCCAAGGTTGACGAGAGCTTGACGGATGTAAGTGGTGGTCATGGTTTTCAATGCAGAGGAGAGCGTCTCCGCTCATGAGAGAAGAATACATGACGAAGGGGCCGTTACCAGCCCCTGAAGCGGCAGCTTCACACATCGTTACATTTGGTCGCAGATGCCCATGAGCACTTCGCCCACATAGCGCCTAACTGCTTCTAGGTGACCAAAGGCCTCTGCTCGTTCGTCACGAGCCTTGTAATAGGCATCAGCTCCTTGAGGATAGAAGTCTCTGCCATTGCAAGTTGTAGAAGCAAACGCCTCTAGTGCCTTGGTGAGAGAATCGTAGGCAGCAGCGTATTCATCACGAAGATTAGTAGCGCCAGTGCCATTGAGATGGATGGTGGGGATGGTTGTCATTGAGCTACGTTTGCGCAGAGAGTGGCGACCATCATTGCCTCGCCTGGTTTTGATCCTTTTGCAATAGGACTGCGCCATCCTTGCCATTTGCCTTCTTCTGTGATGTTCACTTGCAGCAGAGGGCAATTCACTGCAATGTAAGAAGGCGTTTGGGCTGATTCTCCCTTGCAGGAGCGCAAAGTGGTCCTAACTCCTTCTGTAGAAAGCTTCCATTGGCCCCATTGATACGTGCAATCACCAAAAGAGCGTTCAGAAGCTAATGCAGGCGCTTGTTGCATAATCTTTTCCAAGATCTGCTGCTGGCGACTTTTTGTTGCCTCAGGACGAACGATAGGAGGCAGTTCGGGGAGAGCAGTGGCGATGAGAGGGATCATGGTTTGTTTCCTGTGATTAGCCGTTGACGATGTTATTGAAATACTGTTCAGCTTCCCATTTGTTGTTAAAAATGGCGTAGCTGGTGTAGTGAAGCTGAAGCTCCGTGATGCGTTCCCAGCCGTGGGCTTCCCATTTGTAGGAACCGTCAGCAAGCATGATGCTTCTAACGCCATAGCCTGAATGCTGGGCTTGGCGATCAGCTTCAAGCCTGGCTTCGTAAGATGGGTGGTTCATGATTTTGCCTGAGGTGGTCGTCTCCGACCATGAGAGAAGAATACAGCATGGAGGGCCGCTATCAGCCCCCTGTAACAATCAGAAACAAAGCTGCTTGCCCTTGGCCTTGATGCTCACCACGCGATCACAATCAAACGAACGCCAGGCGCCTTCGCCTTTGGTGCGAGCAATGGTGAAATCGCGGCAGCGGATGATGCTGGGATGCTTGGTGACAGTGCCAGTGCCTTTGATCTCCTTGCTGTCGCGAGGATTGAACTGGAGGGTGCGGAGGGTGCCGTCAGTTTTGATGAACTCTACGGAGACGATGCTGGAGCCTGCATCGAAAACGAACTGTTTGACGAGAGTGGTTTTGTCCATACGAGGAGGCATCGCTGCCGAACTGAGAGAACAATACAGCATGAAGCCCCCTTGGAAGGGGGCTGTTGCAAAACTTTACAGTCCTAAGACTTTCTTGATTTGTTGTTCAGTGTTGCGCAGAGCCCTAGGGTCCCTGGTGCTTTTACTGGTGACGAGAATTGCTCCAGAAGGATGCTTAAAGATGAAATGTTTTGTTTGCCTTTGAAGAACAAAACCGTAACGCTCGGCCAATAGTTTTATTTCCTTGTTGGCGTTTTTCACAATACCTTCCAAGTGGAATCTTCTAGCGCATTAGCTAGTGTCAGAAGAAAGCTTTTGTTCTTCTTGTGCTTCTTCCCTTGCATTGAAAGAAGGAAATCAGCTTCAGAAAGATGTTCAGGAGCTTTAGCTGCCGCAGCCAATACTTTCTGGCGAGCTACGGCCCTATCTGCAGTGTTGTAGGAAGTCCATTTGAACTTGCAAGAGTCGGTGACCATTTGAGCGATGGCCTGCTGTGTGCGACTGAGAGGAGGTGTCATGGTTGGGCGTGAATAGCGCCAGTCGCCTGGCTTGGGCAGATAGTAGCAGCAAAGCTACGAAACGGCAAGGCTTTTGATGAAAAATTGTGGGCTCACGCTTCGTCGTAAACGAGACGATGAGACAAATTGCTGAGAGCCAGTGCCTTGGTTCTTAATTTTGACGAGACGGGGTACTGATGATGACATGACAATGTATTTGCCTCGCCATTGGTTGAAGCCAAAATCGAACAAATCCACGATGTCACCAGTGCCCCATTCATTCATTCTTCTTTGATGTCATTGATTAAAGCATAATCTCCAATGATGGCCAGTGCAGCTTTGTTATAGGCAAGGGCTGCGTCAATTTCCTTTTCATGGTTGCCCAGATAGTAAC